AAGGATACATTGAACTGTAGTAGATACTAATCATCACACCAGATGAACAGTATGGGAGTTCCCACTTATCTCTCTCAATCAAAGTGGTTTTTATACAACACTCGGGCAGTTCCCTAACTCACTGACTAAGGTTTATCCTAAAGGTTGAGAGTGTTGTTTTTTCTTTTTAGATCTATGACCATTACTAAGTTTTGGTCAGATAAAGACTATAAATGGATTATTAACTTAACTACCAATTAGGTAAAGAAATGTACGGAAAAGAAAAAGAGTTTACATCATTTGATTCACAAGGTCCAACTGATTTTGATTATGTTGGATTTCATCTGGATACAATAAAAGATTTATTAAAACTAATTGATACATGTTATAATATGTTTCCATTTGACATAAACAATGAGAAATTAATAACATCTGAGAAACTAGATGAATTAAAACATTACACCGAGAAACTACAAAGGTACATTAAGAACTAGTGTTGAGTGTGTGTGTGTGAGACACAAGGAGAACAAGTATTATGACCCTCTGAATAAAACAGAGATTACTTGTCTCTTCTTTTTTTTTAGATCAACGACCTTTACTAAATTTAGGATACGATTAACCACAATTTGTGTGTGTGTGATACGAATTATATTCCTCATTCCCTTATAAAACAACTCAACACTTAATGATATTGATAAGAATGATGAAAATAAGTATACATAGACACTTATGTGTGTTAAGACTACCATTTTAAACATATTTATAACATTATGTATTATTGTATATTAATATATATATAGCTAAAGTTACAATAATACCTGTTCATGAAAACATCACCCAATGAACAGTAAAAGGGATACACAAATGGCGAAAATTAATTATACGCAACAAGAACAAGATGTAATCAAATCATTAAAAGCAGGTGAAACTGTTGCTTTGAACATCAAGAGAATCAACTCTAAAACTGATGTAAAGAACTATAGTATTGAAGTAAGACAAAGACTGTCTGAAAGTACATCATTTAACTTATTAAGTTTTATGAATCCTAATAATCCATCATTCTCATCATCTACTGGTGTAAGAGTTGGTTGGATGACTGTTAGTGCTGACCAAGCTACAAGTTTGTTTGGTGTTGATAGCAATGCTTTAGACCAATTACCTATTGATAGTGGTTTCACTAGAATATTTATAGGTAAAAGAAATCCATCGTTTACAATGCCTGATGGAAGTGAGAAATTCTTACAACTACAAATCAATGCTAAACTATTGAGTGAGTTTGACCCAACTACAGAAAATGGGAAATACAAGCACAATAATGTTGATAGAGTTGCAAAGAAGAATCCTGGTACAAACAAGTTCATCATGGGCTTGAATAAGACTACAGGAGAGATAGAACATATCATTGAAGAAACAGTGGTTAAATCATCTACAATGCGCGAAGGTGTATTGGTTAAAGATGGTTGGGACCATGTTATCATTGAAGAGTATGTTGGTGAAGCAGAAACTAAGACAGTTCAAGAAGCTGTTCAAACAATGTCTGAATTACCTACATTATAATTTATTAATCTGGTGTGATTATGTGTGTGTGAGTGTGTGAAATCAACGTAAATCGATGCAAATCGTAGCTGTGCTTCACCACTCTTCACATACTATTTAGACCATAAAAACAGTTAAAGATGAAAAATTCATTTAAACATTTATTAGACATACTATTTGTAGGATTATTATACATAGGTATGTTTGTATTTCCATTATTTATTGTATTAAACATATTAAATGTATGTGATTTAGGTAGTGGATTAACCGATTTAATTGCCATTATATTTTCAGTAATGTTTACCATTGCATGTAAATTAGGCACCAGAGAAGCAAGGATAGCACATAATCGTGGTAATAGATTCTTGTTTTAAAAGTATTAACTAGAGTAATGAGTCAAGCAATACCACTGACTATTCTGAAATAGTGTCAGCCATTTAATGGATAAGCGCTCTAGTTATATAATATACCAAGTTTACTGAATAGAATCGTAATCTCATTCAGACAGGTGGGTTTGATCACTCGCCTGGACTTGGATACAGTATTTAATGGCAATTAAGCCATTTAATCAGCAAGTGATAAATGTGGAAGTTAGTAGTCTAGGACCGGCATCAGACGAACACGAAGGAACGCACCTCTGCTGTAACCTATTTTCAACGATTAAACCTAGAGTCAGAGTCTACACTTAATTAGTTAGGAACAACTAACGCGATGGCAGTGCCACGTTGTGTGTAAAGTTGGTCACAGGTCATAGTTAAATAATGTTTAATACTTGCCGGCTCGCGCCGTTATTATAAGTATTAGTAGTGTATTAACTTTGATTTGACTCTCAATACGGGTTTAATTTGTTGAATCTGTATGAGTCAGTAATAGTATTGTTTGGGCCTCACAAGGGCCTATAACTAACGCTATTACTAGACTTGTACTTTTTAACTAAATGTATAACTAAAAATAAGTACAATGGAAAATTTTGTTATCTTTGTCCTCATTTTTGTCACTGGCGTTGTTGTAGGTGTTTATATCATGACTCAAATAAATAATAAATATGATCGTAAAACTATGGATCAGTTATTAGAATTAGAAGATCATGTGGCATCTTTAAAAAAGTATAATCGTGCTTTATTAGATAAATTAAAGCCTAAAACAATGGAAGACTGATGAAATTAGAGACAATAGAAAAGAAAAATCCTGTACAATGGGCTCTAGACATGGCAGGTAAAACAGAATGTCCTTATGCAGCTATGGTATTATTTAATAAAAGAGATGAAATCTTGAAACAATTAAATAATATGGAATCTGATCATAAAGGATATAAAAGTAAGTCAATTAAATTGCAAATTAGTACGTTTCACTCAATGGCTAGAGAACTTGAGAGAGCTGCTGAAATAATAATAATCGGTATATGAAAAAGATTATAGTCGTATGGCCAAGACTTAAAAAGGTCATAAAAGATGCAGAATTCGCAGAAATGATGGTATTTCTTGCGTTTACTGGCATTATATTCACAGCATTATGTGTGGTATTCTATCAATTTTTCAAAAACCTTATAAACTTATTCTAATGGGAAAACAGAAATGGAAAGGTTATGGAGAACAAATAGAAGAGCCACTAACCGGTCGTAAAGACTCAGCATTCTTTGATATTGACCTAGATCCTAAACGTAAAGAGGATGAATCTTATGAAGATTATAAGATCAGACAAAAAGAGGTTAAGAAAAGAATAAAATTACACTTAAAAGGACGCAAAGTTAACTAGAAATAGTTATCTTTGTTATCCTTTTCTGAATTACTCAACACTACTCAAAATACTATGTATTTGTAGGGTAGGCAATGTTGGAATGTGCTTCAAAAGAGAGAGTATCATGGTGCTCGAAACTGAATTCAGTTTAAGGTTCGAATCCTTGCTACTCTATAAATACATTTTAATAACATTTTAAAAATAATGACAAATGGATATATCCAATCAGATATTGAGCGACATCGTCGTCTTTAATAAATACGCCAAGTTTATACCTGAAAAAGGTAGAAGGGAAACCTTCAATGAAATATGTAGTCGTTATCAAGATATGATGACTACTAAACATCCTCATGTAGCCAAGGATATAAAAAAGGCTATCAGCTATGTAAAAGAAAGAAAAATATTACCTTCGATGAGGGCTATGCAGTTCGCTGGAGCTGCTATAACTAAGTCAGAATCAAGGATTTACAACTGTGCGTATTTACCAATAGATGATTATAGAGCATTCTCTGAAATCATGTTCCTTTTACTAGGAGGAACTGGTGTTGGATATTCAGTACAATTTAAACACGTAAGAAATTTACCAGAAATAGTTAAACCACAAAAGACTCAAAAATATGTAATTGGAGATTCTATTGAGGGTTGGGCTGATTCTGTAAGACATCTCATTGGATCATATCTAGGAATAAGAAAGACAAAACCTGTCTTTGACTTCACGGATATAAGACCAAAGGGATCTAGGTTGGTAACGGCTGGGGGTAAAGCTCCTGGACCTGAACCACTTAAAACATGTTTATATCATTTAGAAACATTATTAAACAGAAAACAAACAGGAGACTCTCTCACGCCTTTGGAGGTGCACGATATGGTATGTTATATTGCCGACGCTGTGCTTGCAGGTGGCATAAGGAGAGCAGCATTAATTTCATTATTCTCAATGGATGATGAAGAAATGCTAACAAGTAAATATGGAAACTGGTGGGAGCTGAATCCTCAACGAGGAAGGGCTAACAACAGTGCAGTCATTCGTAGACACCGAATCACTCACTCTGAATTTAAGAAGTTCTGGAAGAAAATCCAAGAGTCTAATTCAGGTGAGCCGGGTATGTATTTCACTAATAATAGTGATTATGGTACAAACCCTTGTTGCGAGATTGCCCTAAAACCATTTCAATTTTGTAATCTAACCGAGGTTAACGTTTCAAATATTGAGTCACAAGAAGATCTTGAGGAGAGGTGCAAGTACGCATCACTACTGGGAACATTACAGGCGTCCTTCACGGACTTCCACTATCTTCGACCAATATGGAAACAAACAACTGAGAAAGATGCTTTAATAGGCGTCGGGATGACAGGAATTGGGAGTGGTACTATACTCAAGTATGATTTAAAGGGTGCGGCGCTTGCGTCAAACCGTTCTAATGAATACTATGCTGAGTTATTGGGCATCAACAAAGCAGCGAGGGTTACAACTATCAAACCTTCCGGAACTACGAGCTGTGTATTAGGGACATCATCAGGAATTCATGCATGGCATAACGACTATTATATTAGACGTATGCAATGTACGAAGGATGAGTCATTATATAAGTATTTGGCCAAAGCTCATCCCGAGCTGGTTGCTGATATGGAACTGATACCAAACTCTGCAGTGATTGAGATCCCTCAAAAAGCTCCCGCTGGCTCCATTTTACGACATGAAGAAAGTGCACTTGACATGCTAGACCGAGTTAAAACATTTAACTTAGACTATGTGCGTGTAGGGCACAGATCAGGTGATAACACTAACAATGTATCTGCTACAGTCTCTATTAAAGAGGGTGAGTGGAAACAAGTAGGTGAATGGATGTGGCTCAACAGAGATACATTCAATGGGTTAAGTATACTACCTTATGATGGTGGTACATATACTCAAGCACCGTTTGAAAACATTTCGAAGACTAAATATTATAACATGATTAACTCACTGACTGCTATTGATTTACGTAAAGTCAAAGAAACTGATGACAATACTACTAGAAGTCAAGAAGTAGCATGTGCTGGTGGATCATGTGAAATAGTTTAACATAACAGATTTTGTAGGCAAATTGTTTAACTCTAAATACATGTTATGGAAAAAATATTATTGATATTAATAATGGCAGGTGGTGTAATTGCACTTGTTGGTCTTCTAACGTCTAATGAAAAATACAAAGACTAATGGGACACATGAAATGGATCTCTACTCTTAATAACAGTGACCTCGTGAGTATGAGACAAATAGTAAAACTAGCAGAACAAGAAGATGAGCAGCGGGCTCAATTTCAAGGTTCTAGCTATGAGGTTACATATTTAAAAAATGTAATTAATTATCTAGAGACGAGAATAGTAAACGGCTATCTCGCTGATCTAGAAGAAAATGAATAAGATATGATAAAGCTAATCTGCGCACATCAACAGATAGACCCTGTGTTTCAATGTGCTACAATGGATGAAGCTGTAAACTATCTTTCTCAACAAACTGTTCTTGGTGTCGATACTGAAACTGAAGGAAAAGATTTCACACGAAAGAGAGTCGTGATGTTTCAGATCGGTACTAAAGAATTACAGTTTGTTATTGATACACGATACACTGGTATCGAACCTCTTATACCTATTCTTGAAGATCCTAATATTGTGAAAATATTTCATAATGTTAAGTTTGATTATAAGTTTATCAAACGTTGGTGGGGAGCTGACATAAAAAATGTATATGATACTATGTTAGCTGAAGGTGTAATAAACTGCGGCAAAAAAGCTGTAGGTTATTCACTTAACGCATTGACACAGAGATACTTAAGTAAAGAATTAAATAAAGATGTTAGAAACAAATTTGTTGGATTAGATGGTAAACCATTTAATACAGAGCAAATATTATATGGTGCTGAAGATGTTGAGCACTTAATTGATATTAGAGAACAACAATTAGTTAAAATAGAGCAGTTTGGATTAGCTGAAGTAGTAGCGTTAGAGAATAATGTATCTCTAGCTTTTGCTGATATAGAGTTTAATGGCTTACATTTTGATCAAGAAGCGTGGTTAGCAAATGCTAATGACACTGAAGGTGTAGTACATACAATGGAGAATGAACTAGATGAATTGGTAAGAGCTTTAGAGCTTAATCGATTTATAAAGAAATCATTTCAAACTGATATGTTTATACCTGCTGAAGAAATACGTAAGATAGATATTAAATGGTCTAGTCCTACACAAGTGCTCAGAGTATTTAAAGAGTATGGTTTAGATATTGAAAAAGTAAATGCATTCGAACTATCAAAGTTTAAAGGTAGAAAGTTTGTAGATCATTATCTAAAGTATAAAGAAAAGCAGAAAATAGTTTCAACTTATGGTAAATCTTTCCTTAAATATGTAATGAAAGATGGTAAGGTAAGAACTAGCTTCTGGCAAATATTAAATACTGGCCGTGTATCAAGTGGTAGTAAGGAAGATAGAAAACCTAATATGCAAAATATTCCTGCAGATAATAAATTCAGAAATTGTTTTAAAGCAAGACCTGGATATAGTTTAGTATCTGTGGATTATTCTGGACAGGAATTAGGTATTATAGCTTCAGGGTCTAAAGATCCTGTTTGGATGAAAGCACGTGAAGAGGAGGCAGACCTCCATAGTATATGTGCTGATATGGTATTTCAAGAGAGATGGCGTGAAGCCGATGCTGATGAGAAGAAGAAGCTTAGAACTATGATTAAGACTATTAACTTTGGTCTTGCTTATGGTATGAGTAAATTCAAATTATCAGATACTCTACAAATATCAGTTGATGATGCGGAAGCATTAATTAACAAATATTTTACTGTATTCCCTAAAATCGGTGGATTTCTAGAGAATTTAGGAAATTATGGTAAATATTATGGTCATATTAGAACGTTTAAGCCTTATAGGCGCATTAGATGGTTTGAAGAGTGGCACAAGGGGTTATCCCCTCGTAAAGACTTTAAGCTGTTAGGTGCTATTGAACGAGCTAGTAAAAATACTCCTATCCAGGGAACTGGTGCAGATATGATTAAGTTAGCTATGGTTAAAATAAGAGATTATATTAACGATAATGACTATCCTGCATACATGGTTACTCAGGTTCATGATGAGATTGGTGTTGAAGTAAAAGATGAGCATGCTGAAGAGTGGGCTCAAATTCAATCTCAATTAATGCGTGAGGCTGGTGCTGAGATAATACCAGACTTCCCAATGGGTGTAGATCATACAATTAGTAAAGAATGGTGTAAATAAAATTAAAAAAAATGGAGACAAGTAAAGTTAAAGACCAGATTCAACGTGATGGGTTGAATAAATGGTGGTCCTATCCAATAAATGGAAAAGGAACATTACAATATGCTACAGGCGTCGGTAAGACAAGATGTGGTGTATTAGCAGCAGCTTTAATAGCGGAGAAGTCTGGTATGGATTGTAACATTTTAATCTTAACACCTACTGAAACTATTAGAGACCGTGCTTGGAAAGATGAATTTAAGAAATGGGGACATATGAATGTATTTAATTCATGTGTAGAATGTGTATGTATACAAACTGCATATAAATATTTCGGACAGCATTATGATTTAGTAATAGCTGATGAAATACATAATTATATAGCCCCAGAGTATTTTAATTTCTTTTCCAATAACAGATATGATCGTGTACTCGGTCTGTCTGCGTATATTGATGCAACAAAGTTACCTTTGCTTAATTCTGTGGCTCCTATTTGTGATAGGGTTAATACACAGGATGCAAGGAAACTAGCATTAATTAGTGATTTTGTTATTTATAATGTACCATTAGTATTAAGTGGAGCAGAAAAGAAAGCGTATACAAGTGCAAACAATTCGTTTAATCAGTTGTTTCCTTTCTTTGAAAGAGATCTTAAACTAATGTATTCATGTATGAGACAACAAAATTATGAAACGTTTCTTCAACGTAAAGGCATGAGCCTTGATGATGAAAATAAAACGTTTCCTTACCGATGCAATGCAGCTATGCTTAAAAGAAAGAAGTTAATTTATGATGCTTCTTCTAAAGTTGATGCTGTTGAGCATATATGTAAACTATACCCTGAGAGAAAGGCAATTATATTTTCTCAGACTATTGAATTTGCTGACAAAGTTAATGAAAGGTTAGGAGATAATTGTGTAAGTTTTCACAGTAAGATGGGAAAGAAGGCTAAAAAAGCGGCTCTTGATTCTCTTATTGATAATAGAACTAAAGTAACACGAATATCTACTGCTAAAGCTTTGAACGAGGGCATGAATGTCCCGGATATTTCAATGGCTATTATAGCCAGTGGAACCAGCAAAGCTAAAGACTTGATCCAACGGATCGGTCGTGTTGTTAGATGGGAAGAAGGTAAGCAGGCGCTTATTTTTCATCTATACATAGAAGATAGTCAAGAAGAGAAATGGATGCGCTCTTCTCAAGAGGGGTATAGTGTTGAGTTAATGAGACTAGAGCAGACGCATTGATCGTCGCTGAAGCTATTAAAATTAGGATAACCTGGTCGGCGCCTAACTGCTCTAGTCCTCATTATAATGTTTAATTAATTAAATTCAATACTATGAATATACCTGGTTATGATAACTGGAAATTAGCTTCCCCACCTGAAGATAGTACAGTAAGCCCATGTTGTGGGTCAGAATATGTGGAAACAGTAAGTGAATCATATTGTTGTTATATGTGTAATCAATGTCAAGATGTTTTTGATGAGCCTATAGAACAGTATGAATATGATGAAATTCAAAAAGAGCACTGGGCAGATGTGCAAATGGATGAGGATCGTTTAAATAGATGAATATCTTTAAAACACTTGCTGAAGCAAAGCAATACTTGCGTAATAACTTTAAAACCGGAACAGAATGCCCATGTTGCGGTAAATATGTGAAAGCATATAAAAGAAAGTTAAATGCTGGTATGTGCCGTGCACTTATTATTATATATAAATTAACAAAGAATGGTAATACTATTCATGTTCAAAGTAAATTTACTGAGTTAGGTCTTCGTGCTACTACAATGGATTATGCCTATTTAGAGAAATGGTCCCTTATAGAGCAAAAAGGTGATAATGGTTACTGGAAAGTAACTCAACGAGGTAAAGAATTTGTTGAAGATGATATAGATCTACCTGAATATGCATTAGTATATAATGGTAACGTTTATAAATGGGCAGATAATCTAGTTAATATAGAAACTGCTTTAACAGAAGAATTTGATTTAGAAGAGATAATGAAAATAGTAGATATATGATAGAAGATTCTTATGAAAAAGCTTTGAGATTTTACGGCTCAAGGACTGAAGAGGAAGTAATATATAAGACCACTCAACGTATTGGTAATCATACAGTTACAACCTATAAAAAACGTAAAAAAGTCAAGAAAAAAGTAGTGTATAAACTATAATTTTCTTATATTTGTCAACCTTTAAATCGCCTGCCTATGAACGTGGAAATCAATGTTGAAGGGCTCATTAAAAACAAATTAACTGCATCTCAATATGTCATGTTAGTTATGTTATATGAGTCTAACAATGAATTATTTGTAAACTATATAAACCTTTATGGCTTTGCTAAAAAGGAACTTCAGGGTTTAATGAATCAAGGATATATATTATCATGTGATCCAGGAAACCCTTTAACTTGCATAACTATTGCAAGAGACAAGGTTCGAAAGCTTTTAGGAGTGGAAGAATCCTATTTCACAGAATTGTTTAACACTTATCCTATTAAAGTATCAAATGGATCATCTTTAAGAATATTAAGACCTTCTAGTCTATCAGCTAAAGCTGCGAAAGTATGCAAAGAAAAATATGATAGATATATTAAAGGTAATGTTCTTAAACATAAACATGTTATGGAATGTCTTCATAAAGAATTAGATATTAGAAGACGTGGTGGTAATCTACAATTTATGCATGCCCTGGAAACTTATATTAATAAGAATGCCTGGGATCAGTATGAAGGATTACTCACTGAAAATAACACGATTACAGATGCTGATACTAAATATGGACAAGATTTAATTTAAATTATGAATAAACCGAGTTTACATTATACTAGTATTAAAAAAGCAGCTTATGATGCTGTTCAGTATATCGATCAACGTCGACAAGGACTGATAAAATCATTAAGAACTCCATGGTCTAAATATAATCATGTGAGTATGGATGGAATAGAGTGGAATACTATACATACTATAGCGGGTATGTCTGGTAGTGGTAAAACTGCTATTATCAATCAATTAGAAACAGAGTTATTTAAGCTAAATCCTGATGAAAATTTCAGTGTTTTATCTTTTAACTTTGAGATGTTAGCTAGACAGCTAGTTAGTAGAAAATTATCTAATGAATTAGATATGACTACTAGACAGTTACATAGTGGTATTGAGGGCTATAATTTATATGATGCACAATTTTATAAAGTATTAGCAGCTCAGAAAGAATTTAATAAGCTTCCTATTTGGTATGTAGAAATGCCAGGTACCGTGGAGATGATTAAAAACACTATTGAAAAATTCATATCAGAAGATTTCAATAAAGATAAGGGTATTGTTGTTATGTTGGATCATACCATCTTAGTTCGCGGGAAACAAGGTGAGATGGAAAGAATGGTATTAGTCGAATTAATGATTATGGCTAACGCATTAAAGAAACAACATAAAATAGCATTTGTATTCTTATCACAATTAAATCGTGAAATAGAACAAGCTGATAGAGTTGTAGAACCTTCACAGCAATTTCCTAAAAAGAAAGATCTGTTTGGTGGTGACTCGGTGTTCATGTTTTCGGATTTAGTTATGGTATCTATGAATCCTGAGCAGTTAGGTATGGATGTATATGGACCAAAATCTTGGCCTACTGGTGGAGCATTGTTCTGGCATTTTATTAAAGTCAGAGAAGGTCAGCCATGTATTGCTAAAATGAAAAATGAGTTAAAGTATAATCGTGTAATAGACTATGAAATTACTAGTCCTAGTTACCAATTAAAAATAGATGAAAATGAGTAATAATTATTTTACAAATGATTCATATAATATACGTCCTACATATACAGAAAAGGAAGGAATAAAGTTAGAAACAACTTTACCTCCAAAGACTGATTATGAACGTCATGTTTATGAGTTATTAGATTTAGCTTATGAAATTGAAGAGGCTAAACGTCCTGGCTATACACAAGATAGCGATGATGTTTTAGCTAATTTTAAGAAAGCAGCTGAAATGACTGGAACTACTGATTTACAAGCGTGGTCTGTGTATTTCTATAAACATGTAGCTGCTATTTTATCTTATGCTAAAGATCCTAATATTCCACAAGCGGAGGACTTAGATGGTAGATTTGCTGATGCAATAAACTATTTAAAATTAGGCTTTCATATGATAAAAGAAAAGAAAGAAAAGAATGAAGTTACTAACCAACAAAAATTAAATTTATAATATGGCAAATTTAGTTATTATTTGTGGTAAGTCAGGTTCTGGCAAATCCACAAGCGGGAGAAATCTCGATCCAAAATCAACTCTTTGGTTAAACTGCGATCAAAAAGCATTACCTATTAAAGGTTGGAAGAAGAATTATAGTAAAGAAAATAAAAACTATGCTACTGCTTCTAATCTTGTAGATATTGTAAATACGCTCAAAGTTGTATCAGAGAAAGGCAAGCACATTAAAACTATTGTGATAGATACTATTAATCGAGTTATGACCGATAAGGTAATGGGGGAACGTCACATTAAAGGTTTTGAGAAGTGGGCCAGTTTATCAGGTGGTATATATGACATTTTCACGGTCATAAACCAAACTATACCTGATGATGTTGATGTATTTGTATTAGCACATTCCGATGAGGGATATACTGATATGGGTGCTCAATATCGTAAAGTGATGACTGCTGGTAAGCAGTTAGACAAGATTGTGTTAGAATCTATGTCGAGTGTAGTGTTGTTTACACATATTGAATCAGATGGTAAAGGTAAGAATGAATATTTCTTTCAAACTCAAACTGATGGAGTTTCAACTGCGAAATCTCCTGCGGGAATGTTTGAGGAATTTACAGTTCCAAATGATTTGCAAATGGTGAAAGACACTATGCACAAATATTATAACGAGTAAAACATTGTTTAATTAATTAAAAATTGTATTATGTATCAAATTGATAAAAAAATTCAATCCGAAGGTACGTCAACCAAAGTATTCAAACTAGGAATTAGTGAGGGTGCAGAAATGACAAATGTAAGTGTAGAAACTGCTTCTAATGGAAATAGTTTTCTTAAATTCTCTTTTACTGATAGCGAAGGTGCTAATCTAAGTCACTTAGAATGGCCTATCGATACAGCTA